CTCCTCATTTATTTCACCTCCACCAAGATTACGATATCCTTCTGCGGTATATTCGTCCTTGCGATACTCATTTCTCTTTTCAGTTCCACCACCAAACAATCCTTTCTTGGTTCTATCAAGTTCTAATGACCTTTCAGTAGAAAGAACCTTTGGGTCATTAGCACGATACTTCACACTATACCCATCTTTACTTACGTTTAGTTCGTAAGAAGAATATTTGCCGTCTGGAATGTTAATGATAGGACTGCTAAGAGTATCAGTCTTCTTCATTAAGTGTCCCAAAATGCCAATATGAAGGAGACCAAAAGAAACACCAACAAAAAGTATAACAGCATTGGTTACGGATTTCATTGTCTTGGTTTATCTATAGCAGATACTACTGGTGGTTGGTCTTCTTTCTTTCCAGTAGGTGTGTTTCCATTAGGTGTCTTTGCACCATTACCACCATTTCTGGCAGGTGATAATCCGAATGCAGCTAAAGATCCTGAGAATACAGAAGCAATAAATGTAGGATCAAAGTCTAAAATTTTCTGCCCGTTAGGCATTCTAATATAAGAAGCAGTTAATAAAGAAGCGGACCAGATCAAGACTACAAGCTTGACCAAATCCGCTAACCATTCTCTGTTTTCTTCGTGATCTTTCTCTACAACCTTTGAAATTTCTTTCTTTTGTTCTGGCATTGTAGATTGAGAATCTACACTATTTAGTTTTTAATCTTCTTATGTCCGTATTCTATTACAATACGTTTATGTTCGGTGTGCTTATCAGCAACAACTTGCGTATACCATTTTCCACCAAGTTCCTCAGCAATCTTATTGAGGAACTTGGAAGTATTTTCTTCTGTCATAATAATTATGGTGTAAGTGAGTCTACATTAATACTTGTGTCTTCCAATTGATTATATTTTTTACAAAGAGTTTCACTTGATTCATGTTCCCATTTGTGATACAACTCTTTTAAACGTTTATGATAGTCTTCACCAGTATAGTCTATCATCTCTTTTGCGACAATGCCCTTTATCAGCATGTCTCTGGTGTATGATACCATGTTTAAACTTTAATATCCAACAAAGAACTACTATAATAAATTAACGGCAAAAGTTCTTCTTGGCTGGTCTTTGGAATTAATTATTTATTGTTGGAAACACCTGAACGTAAAGTTTGGAGTTGTAGGAACACAGAAATGCTCAGGTGGATTATCAATCTTCCATAAAGTATAAAAAGCAATAATAATTTGTAGAAAGGGAAGAATAAATGCAATGCGTTCTCTCATTCAAACACTGGACGAACTTCAATGTAATTATAGTACTCATTCCGATACTTTTCAAGAACGTCCTTAGAGTTTCCATAATATCCCATATGCATATTCACACAATCAAGATATCTCATATCAACTCGATTCGCATTCACAGTAATACTATCACAATAAAATAGAATCTCCTGAGGAACTTCTACTTGTTTATTTGTGCTTGATTCCTCAACAAAAAGGGGGAAGGTCATTTAACGTATCCGTTTTTCTTCAACCATTCTAGCGTAAGAGGAGTGGGTTTGTAAACCTCCCACATAGGACCAGCAGCACAAACATCAAGTGCCTTGGCAGTCATTCCTTCTGTCTTACCTGCCCACTTTGCTTCTGCTTCCCAAGGAACAGCAGACTTTGGATAGGTCTTCTCTACGATCTCACGCCAGAGTTTAGGTACATCTTCCTCTGGTTTGATAATGGCAATCATACTATTATCAATGGTTCCTGCCATACAATCTTGTGCGGCGTGCCATCCTTCATGTCTCATAACTGTCATAAGAACATCAGGACGCTGCATAAAAGCATCATTGAGATAGAAGTTATTGGTGACGGTATGATAAACTCCACGATGTCCAGGAGGAAAATATCTCTCTGGACCTAGAAAGACCATAACTCCGATCTTATTAAGGGATAGGAGCATTGAGTTAAACTCATTAGCAACCACACTAAAATCAGAATCAGGATAGTAACTCTCAATATCTGAGATAGAGTTGATTCTTCTAACATCTTCGGTGCATTCTCGTAAGATCATGCAACCCATAGAATTCATAGTATAGAATTCTTTGACTTTTGAACCAGCAAAGGCAGGAGAACAAACTCCCAGTGCCATTAAAGAAAGTAATAGTTTTTTCATATTGTTGGAATAGCAGGACCAGTTGTTGATGGAATCGCAGGGCCAGTAACATCTGGAACCTCAGGTATAGCACCATCTAAAAGGGCAGGAAGTGCCTCTGTAATCGCCTCTGTGACCGCTACGGTTACTTTCTCCCTAGCATCTTCAATAAGAGTAGTTTTATTGAGATACAAATAAGCACTCCCACCAAGGACTGATAAAGAAACCAGTCCTGATAGAAGTGCGATTGTGTTAATTAGTTTTTGCATAATGCCTAATCACATTATAGTGATATTTAGGATTAAGACCAAACAAGTTTCTTGGTATAGTCATAAGCATATTGCTCACGATAACCTTTGATTCCCCAACCCAACCAATAATAAGAAGGAACCATATACTGAGAAACTGTCCATCCACTTCCCTCAAACTCAGGAAGAACCTTTTGGAACTGTGGCTCATTAATCATATAACGAACTTGACCTTCCAGACTACTTGGATCGCATCCATACTTATTACAGAATGTTCCAAGTCCACGATAGCGACCAGTAGAGGTCCACTGAATTAAACCATATCCACCAGCATAGCATTTATCATAAGGAACTCTTGCCCCACCTTCACAAATATTAGGAACAAATCCAGATTCGGATTTAATATTACCCATCAAAGTAGCAAGGGCATTCTTATCAGATATCTTTGTCTTTTGTTGAAGTTGTTCTAAAACATACTTTTCATTTTCATTGCATCCTGGACACTTCCAGGTTTTGTCATCATCAACCTCAAGTTGCACAATTTCCTTTTCTTCAACTTTTTCTTCTACAGGTGCCTTTGGTGCTTCAATCTCATTGATTGCGGGATACGCACATGCTGCAATAGGAATAGCGATGAGAGAAAGAACTGCTAACTTTTTAAACATTAATTTTAATAGAACTCGACATCCGTATAAAGAGAGCGCACTCCCACTTCTCAATGGGCAATCTTCACGGCACAGGGTATTTAGCAAAAAAGGAAGCAAAAATGCTTCCTTCTAGGATCATAGCAAGTTATTCTTGCCTTGTCAAGCAGTTGCTCCAACCTTTACTGTGGATGAAACATAGTTAAACACTGCGTCAGGAGTGGTCTCATAGTAAGGGTCTTCACCAGCATTGTCGCATCTACCTTGTTCCTCAAAGAGTTTTTCGATAACTCCATCAGTAACTACGGCAGCATAACGCCAAGAACGCTCACCAAATCCAAGATTAGATTTACTTACCAGTTGACCCATACCACGAGTGAAGTATGCATTACCATCAGGAATCAGTTTAACCTTTTCGATTCCTTGGTCTTTTGCCCAGGCATTCATTACAAATCCATCATTCACAGAGATACAATAGATTTCGTCAATACCAAGGGCAGCAAACTCATCATACTTCTCTTCAAAACCAGGAAGTTGATAAGCACTACAAGTAGGAGTAAATGCACCTGGCAGAGAGAAAATAACAACTCTCTTACCACCAAAGATTTCGGCACTTGTGCGAGTTACAAACTCACCATTCTCACGAAATACAAATTCTACTTGAGGAACTTGATACTGCTCTCTACGCATCAGAACACTCCCGGAATAATTTGACCAGTTGTGGCATAAGTTCCGACAGCAATGACAAAACCAAGCATTGCCAGGCGGGAATTGAGAATTTCTGCTTCAGGTGTCCATCCGAATTTCATTTGTTTTCTCCTAAAAAATTAAAGGTTTTCTTCTTGTTCAGTGAGGATTACACAATCACTTTTGGGATAAGCAACGCAAGTGAGAATGTATCCGTCGTTTACTTGATCATCATCCAGGAATGATTGCTCCTCATTATCAACAGTGCCACTTACCAGTTTACCTGCACAAGAAGAGCAAGCACCAGCACGGCAGGAATAGAGCATATCCAGACCTGCCTCTTCAGCAGCATCAAGAATGTATTGATCGCCTTCACACTGAATTACATTCTCAGTGCCATCAGGATTTTGAAGAGTGATGTTATAAGCCATTAGTTTCAGTAAGTTTTAGATAGTTGGTTTACAGAGTGTGCCAGTAAAACGAAAAAGGCAACACTTGTTATTGTAAAGATAGTTGCGGTCATTGTCAAGTCTCCTTAGAAATGTGGTCCGACTCCTGACATCCACGGTTCTTGATAACTCTCAGACCCACCACCAAACACAGGGAGAGGATCAAGAGCAAGTGTAGTAGCAACATTTTCAGTTGCCATTTGATATAGAACTTCGTGAATGTTTTCAGGTTCTTTGAATGTTACTGGTTTCTCAGCGTATTCTTCATAATGTTCTTCTTCAAGAATCTGCTCACTAATAAGAATTTGTTTTAGTTCAATAGATCTC